TTAGTTCCGCTAAGGTTTTCGAAGGCACCGCGGGCACTTGGATGGGGTGGGGATCAGGTCAATACGTAGAGTCAGGCACTAAATCTTCAGGAGTTGGTTATGCGTCAATGCGGTATATGCAAGATAACAGTAACGCAACAAACCTGACCAATTCAACCTGCATTGGCGCCAACTCACGTGTCTCTGGTGATAACCAAGTACAGCTTGGCGATGGGTTCACCACAACCTATGTTTTCGGCACTGTGCAAAACCGTTCGGACTTGCGCGACAAAACGGATGTGCGGGACACCACGCTTGGGCTAGACTTTGTTATGTCCTTGCGCCCCGTAGACTACAAGTGGGACATGCGGGATTTTTATCGACCTGCTGGGCCATTGCGCCCGGAAGACCCCACCGATGAACAAGCAATGGCCGACTACGAAGTTGCAAAAGCGGCATGGGCTGAAGCATCTAAACTTGCAAACATCCAACGTGATGGGTCTAAGAAGCGCACTCGCTATCACCACGGGTTCATTGCACAAGAAGTGATGGCGCTTAATGCAGAGTTTGGCGGCATCCAAGATCACAAAATTGCAGGCGGCGAAGATGTTTTGAGCTTGGGCTACGACGAGATGATTGCGCCTCTTGTGAAGGCAATCCAAGAACTCAAGGCCGAGTTTGATGCGTACAAAGCAGCCCACCCGTAAGGCGTAAAAATTGATCCCATCACGGCATTCGCACTCTGCAAGGGAGCCTATGAAGGCATAAAGGGGTGCGTTGCCGTCTACCAAGACCTGAAGAAAACTGGCAACGATCTGACAAAGATCACCAGCGAAGTCGGTGGCGCACTGTCAAGCTTCTTCAAAGGCCAAGCGGAACTGGAAACTAGCCATGAAAAAGCTGAAGTTCAACGGGAAGAAAACAGGAAGAAGGGAATCAAAGACGACCTTGCCACACAAGCCATAGACAATGTGATGTATCTGCGGCAGACCAAGCAGTTCTATGCCGATCTTGAGAGAATGGTGCGCTGGGAGATGGGAATGCCTGATCTCTGGCGGGAAATCGTTGAAGAGTATCAACGGCTGTTGGACCAGAAATCGGAGCAAGCGGCTCGTGAACTGCACGAAAAGCGGGTGAAAGCATGGCGGCGACAAAGATTAAAAAATCAGATACTGGACAGGGTGCTGGAAACGGTGCTGGTGGTTTTCGTAATCGGATACCTGATATGCCTAATGTGGATAATCAGTCTTCATCATCGGGGTCGTTTGGATACCTTTTTGTCTTAGTCCTGTTTGCGTTGGTCTTTGTGCTGGTCATCCCCTTGATTGGGATGTTGTATGTAGATACGATGGTGGTGAAACGGGAGGCCAAGGCCCAGATGGAAAAGACGGAAAAGTTGCAAAAGCAGATTGAAGACGAAAGGAAAAAAGATGACGGAAAAACTGGAAGCCAAATCGGCCCTCATTGAAAAGGTGGCGTTTGCTCTTCTTCCGATTCTTTTCACTTGCGTGGTGTACCTGATGAATGCCTTGTCCACCCTGTCACATGAGGTGACCATCCTGAACAACAAGATCAGCTTGGTGGTGACCAGCGACAACAAGCAGGCCAGCAACACTGGGGCAGAGCTTGCCCGTGAGAAGCTGCGCCAAGACTTGGAAAAAGAAGTGCAAAAGAACCGGGATGACATTCAAGTCAACCGGATGCACATCGCCATTCTTGAAGAAAAAATTGGTGTCACTCAACGCATAAAAGGAAAATAATGCTCACTCTGTTCTCATCCCTCATCAGCTTTCTTATGGGCGGCTTGCCCAAGATTCTGGAATTCTTTCAAGACCGGGCCGACAAGAAGCATGAGTTGGCGCTTGCCGCCATGCAGACAGAGCGTGAGTTGGCGCTCAAGAAAGCTGGCCTGGAAGCGCAGGAGCGCATAGAACACATCCAGACTGAGCAGATTCAGATCAACGCAGAAGTAACCAACGCCCAGACTGCCATGCAGGAGCGCCAAGCTCTGTATGCACACGACATAGCCTTGGGCCAAGGGGCCAGCACCTGGGTCATCAATATGCGTGCGGCAACCCGCAGCGTCATTACCTACGGCATGTTTGCCATGTTCATGTTTGTGGAAATCTTTGGCTTCTACTACGCATGGCACACAAACGTGGAATTCACCGTGGCGCTGGACAGCCTGTGGGACGATGAAACTCAGATCATCTGGGCGTGTATTGTGAGCTTCTGGTTTGGCGGTCAGGCGTTCAAGAAATGAATCTCAGCCCAGAGGCCATCAAGGTCATCTGCCATCATGAGGGCATTCGGTTTAAACCATACCGTTGCCCCGCACAGCTTTGGACAATAGGAGTTGGGCATGTACTTTACCCAGACCAAGCTAAGATACCAATGGATCAAAGAGGAGCTTACCCGCTTCGGCCAGAAGATAACCGGGTTTTTTCAAAGGAAGAAGTAGATGGGATTCTCAGAAGCGATCTTGCAAGGTTTGAGCGTGGAGTGGCTCAGTTCTGCCCCGTTCCCCTTACACAAGGTATGTATGATAGCCTTGTTAGCTTTAGTTTCAATGTCGGTCTTGGAACACTCCAGCGTTCAACGCTTCGTCAAAAGCTGCTTCGGGGCGATAAAGCGGGTGCTGCGGAAGAACTCTTGAAGTATTGCATGGCTGGTGGGAAAATACTCAAAGGGCTGCAAAACCGTCGGATTGACGAACGCGCCATGTTCTTGTCATAGGAATCGAAATGCCCTTACAGAAACTTGCATTCAGGCCGGGAACCAACCGAGAAAGTACCAACTACGGCAATGAAGGCGGCTGGTACCAAACTAACAAGGTGCGTTTTCGTTCTGGGTTGCCGGAGAAAATTGGCGGCTGGACGAAGGACACGGGTTCTTTATCCACGGAGGTTGCGGGCATAACCACCACTATTGCGTACCCCACAACTGGAACTCTGTGGGGCGTTGTGCGCTCTCTGTGGAATTGGGTCACGCTGTCTGGCTACAACCTGTTGGCTCTTGGCTCAAACCTCAAGTACTACATTCAAAACAGTAACGGCGGTAGTTTCTTTGATATAACACCTCTCCGAGAAACCACAACAGCGGGTGGAGCCGTCTTTGCCGCCACTGATGGGTCATCAACCATCACAGTGACTGATGCGGGGCACGGCGCTCAGACTGGTGACTTTGTGACTTTCAGCGGGGCTGTTGGTCTTGGTGGCAACGTAACCGCCTCCATCCTCAATGCAGAGTTCCAAATCACGTACATATCTTCCTCCACTTACAGCATTACCGTGTCTGTTACAGCCAATTCCAGCGACAGTGGTAATGGCGGCGCATCTGTTGTAGCGGCGTATCAGATTACTACGGGCAGCGACACATACACTGTGGGCGTTGGCTGGGGCGCAGGAGGCTGGGGGGGTTCTACGGGGCCAACAACTTCAACTACTTTAAATGGCGCTTTGGCTACTGTTGGAAACACCATACTGTCAGCGGCCCTAAACACCACAGATACAACAATCAGCGTAGCCAGCACAGCCACACTCGCTGCTTCGGGTAGTGTTTTAATTGACAGCGAGATCATTTCTTACTCGGGAGTGACTGCTACGACTTTGACGGGGTGTACTCGCGCTGCTAGCGGGTCCGTAGCCGCCGCGCATGTTGCCGCTACTGGGGTAATTCAGTACGCCACATCGACCATCAACGTAACTGATGCCACCACTTTTGCTTCAACAGGTACGTTTGCCGTTGGGGGTGAAGTTATTTCATACTCAGGCAAAACCAGCACTTCGTTTACGGGGTGCGTGCGCGGGTACGCAGGGTATGTGACTGCTCACGCAAGCGGTGCGGCTGTTGCTCAATATTCTGCTACTGCTACAGGTTGGGGCTCCGCTGCACCAGCAGGTCTTGGAGTTGGCGTTCAGTTGCGTACCTGGAGCGAGTCAAACTACGGACAAAACTTGGTGTTCAACCCCCGTGGCGGGGCTATTTATTACTGGGTGGTGGACTCAAACCCCACAATTTTTAACCGTGCTCAAGTGGTTTCTGCGTCTAACAAC